GCCTTATGTCGCAGGTGCTGGCAACCGCAGAGCCCGCCAAGAACTGGATACTCGGCGTTAGCACGACATCGTCCGGGATATTGGTCGTGTGGATCGTCCCGCCCTCGGTTCCATCGATGAAGAAATATACGGAACTTCCATCGAAGTAGAATTCCAAGAAGTGGAACGTGTCGTCGCTCAGCGTGGCTATGCTGGAGGATGTGGTCGTCTCGGTGCTGTCCTTCTCCGTCACTCCGAAGGACGTTGCAGCGCCATCCAAGCTCTCCAAGTACACACCGTCGGCAACACCACCCAAGAGGGTGGTATCCTCTGCCGCCAGACCCACGAATATGTCGCTCGTGCTAATGCTATTGATGTCGATCTCGATGCCGAAATAAACCAGACCCTGGTTGCTGGTGAACTCAAAATGCGGGCCGACGAGCTGGAGGTTTAGGCCATCATTTTCGTTCGCCGCCGTAACGATCTGAGCGAGTACACCAATGGAGTTGGATTGGTCGACTTCAGACGTTCCGGTTCCTGCCTCCACGACAGTCACGTGAAATCCTTCAGGGTCAGTCCCGGTAGCGTTCTCGTCCTGGATATTGTGAATCCAGGGCAGGAACTCGTAATGGATAATATCCGGCCCGACTCCACCGACGACTCGCTTGAGGTGCGAGCCTCGATCAACGTACACAATGTTGCCGTTGACACGTTGTCCGATCACATTTGCCATCGCCTAGCTCCTTCTTCTGGGGGTCTCTCGACCCCGGATTCCGCAAGCTACTTTCTGATCGTCGGCCCCTTAAGCTGCTTGTCCCACGGTGGACGGGATAGATCACGCGTCGAGTGCCACACTACGGCACAGGGCGTCCCGCTCAGACGACGGCACCAGCGACAGACAGGCATTATTCCGACGCCCTTGCCCGTAGGTGAGGCCAGCTCTGTTGATGCTCAATGGCCTGTGAGTCGGCAAACTTCCGGGCTGCCGCCTCATCCATCGGGGAGCCGCACCGCCGACACTGGCTCGGCGTGTCGAGTGGCGTGTCCTTCTCGTAATCGCGAATCGGATAGAGCTTGCCGCAGTAGAGACAGGCGTGGGCTTCGCCGAGCCCACCGGGCAACTCTTTTATCTGAGTAACCATCGCTGTGCTGGCCTCCTATCTAGAGATAACTGACCGTTGAATCGGGCGCACTCGGATAAAGCGGTTTGATGATGTAGAGCAGATATCCAGGCTGAGTATTGGACATGTCGTCGTCGATTGTGACCCGGACGTGATCGAAAGCGTTCGCCACGTCGAGGTCGGAAGGGAATATCTCGACGGCCCACAGGCAACTCTGCTCCGCCCCCGTGGCGTTGGTAAGCGCCGCTGTAGAGACATCGCCTGAGCCGTCCGTCCATTGGGTAGTGCTGGCGAGCGAGGTCGCGGCCTGCTTTTTCCAAACTCTGGTACTGGACGTGGTCGGCAGCGAAAGCGCCTTGTTCCCCGTCCCAGAGTTATCCGACGCCTGTTCGAAGTCGAGGACAGGGTCTTGGCCCGCTGTCCCGACACCGGAGGCAAACACCACCATAAGCGTCTCAACGTCCTTCATGTTTATGTAGTCGGCTGAGGCTCCGGCTGTATCTAGGTCTACGACGGGGAAGCCCTCTACCAGATCGATGTAGTCACCGAGCATAGCTTTCGGCATTTTGTTCTCCTTTATCTGAGCCAGTTAGGCTCGGACGGCTAGATTGACGAATGGGCTGATTGTGCTGCTACCGTTGCGCGGAGTGAGCGCAGACACGACCCAGGGCCGGCCATCCACGCGCTGTACGAATTTCCAGACGATTTCGTCGGTGGTGAAATTAACATGCTCCGAGGCCGCCATTGTGAGCGCCTGTCGGTCTCCGATTAGGTAGTAGCTCAGGTCGCAGTAATAGATGTCCCCGGCGCTTCCCAGGGTCTCGCATTTCTCCGTGAATATGACCGGTCGCCCGAGTATGGTCATTGGGGGGCCAGCCGCGCCGTTGTTGAGCCAGACCGCGCTACCTGCGGCACCGACCGTCAGACTCATCGAGGCTAGCTGCGGGAACGTGTCCTGGTGGGCGATCCAGACGGCGCTACCGTGGGACTGCGGGAGCATCCGGGAATACATATTAAGTATGTTTTCCCAGACGATTGTGGTAGCCGATTGCCCGCCTTCTTTCGCCACCGTTACCAGCGCGTCCGCGTTTAGGATGCCCATCGGTTGTCCGGCACCAGTACCGGAGAAGAAAGCATCGTCCTCAAAGTACGACAGCGCCTGCGGGAATAGGGTCGTGATCAGGCTCTCTAGCGCGATGACCGAGTCCCCTAGTAGCTCGTTGGAGGCTACCGTGTAGCCGGAAAGCTTGTTGGCGACCAATCGGACTGCCGAGAATGACGGCTGGTTGGTCGTGGAAGATACCGTTCCTGCTTCGGCAATCCAGGAGCCGCTCACACCACCGAACACGTTCGTGGCATGTGATGTGTCCTTAATTGCCGGGAACCGAAGCGATGGGGCTCCCATCGGGATGACCCTGGCGCGTGGCCGAATGACTGCCGTCTCCAACGCGAGCATGAGTAGCTCTGCCCGGTACTCCTCCGGCACCAGGATACCGCCGTCGCTAGGGATGGCCTCTGAGAGGTTTTTAAGGCGAGGGTCGTCGACTCTCCGTGCGATCGATAGCAGTGCCGCCTTCGCAAAGTCGCCGAGGCCGTCAAAGCCGTGGCCGATATCTACCGACGGCCCCTGACCAGTGGCAGCAATTTGCCGCAACGCCTGCCGGTCGGCACCGAGGTGGTTGTACATCGCCTTAGAGCCGTGGTGGCCATTGCTGGACTCTGGGCTCATCGGAACCCGTTGCCGCCGCAGTGAGGCGGGTACTTCGTTGGCCTGATACATGTCCTCTAGAGCTTCGGTGGTCTGGTGTTTGACCTCCGACTGAACCTTATCGACATCGGCCTTCTGGAAGGCTTCCGCGTAGTCGACCATAAAGGTTTCTAGGTTGGCGGGCTCCTCCAAGAGTTCTGCCATACGCTTTGGGTCGCGTAGGACATCGCCGAGGTCTTCCGGATTATTTGGTACTGCCCTTGCCATTATTTCTCCTCCAAATGTCGTCTCATTGCGTCGCCTAGCAGAGCCTGATAGTTGATCGGCTGGTGAAATTCTTCAATGTGGCGCTTAAATAGGCCCGTTACATCTTCGTGATAATCGTAAATCTGGTCGGCCAATTCGATTGTGGCCTCGCACCCATCCAGGGCATGGTCGTGGCCGGAACACAAGGCGGCTATCTCAAGAGCCCGTTGCCCTTCTCCCATGCCCTCCAGCACGTCATCTAGTAGCTCCGTCAGGACTGGGTGCAGTTTTGACCCTAGCCCTTTAATGGCCTGGAGCGCCTCGGGGTTGCTCGGGATCGTTACGTGAGATACCTCTAAAAGTTCCTGCCCATTGAACTCAAAATTCCGATTCCAGGTGTCGTCGCCCCCGCCCTCTAGCACCTTGGCTTTCGCCATGTCCGGCAAGAACCCAACGCTGAAAGCTGCCATCCCCTCCTGGGCCAGATGGAAGCCCCAGTCGGCCTCCTCGTTACCTCTCCCAACGTAGTACTGTGCGACGCCTTCAAGCTGCTTACTTTCGGTCACCTCCATGCTCTCCCATTTCCCGATTTGGGATCGAAGCTGAAGATAGTTGTGCGAGCTTAGAAGGACGGGATGGTCGCGGAATCTGTCCAAGTCCCAACCGGCGGTTCGGATTATGTCCCCGTCTCGATCCTTAGTTTCGGTGGAGACGACTGCGTGGACTCGGCCCGCCTTGGCGTCGATTACCTTCGTGGTCGCACGAATAATCCTGTGCCGGTCTGGCATTAACGCCCTCCTGAAAACAGAAAAACCCGTTCGCAGGCTCCGGTGAACCTGAGAACGGGCGTCATGCGCCTCGCGGAGTTATGGCTCTGGCGCTCTAGGCGCTCTCGCCACTACTTAAATTGTATGCATACAGCCGGACGGCTGTCAATCACCTGATGAATATGGGCTTCTCCACGACTCCGTCCAGCACGTTATTCACGGACACAGAGGCATTGATTACTAGGTCGGCACTATTTATATCGCCATCGTCCCCGATCCTCACATTTTCCAGGATCAGGCGTCCGATCTCAAAATAATCAGCGTTAAAAGCTCCTGTCCACGCCTTGACCCCGTCCAGGGTCAACGTGCCGATGAGGACATCCCCGCCGGTAGTAGTCTGGTGAACGATGATTCTGTCAACCACCATGTCGGAGGCAATGTACGAGGTGCTGCCACGCCCAGACCCAATCGCAACATCGTTCGTGCTGGAGGACATGGTGGGAGAAAAAGTATGTCCTGCTGCCGCCACTGAGGAGGTTGCGACTATGCTGTAAATATCGCCGTTTGCGAAGTCCATCGTCGGGAATTCACTGTTGCGGATAATGAGAGTATCGATTGTAAGCCGGTCGGCTGTACTCGTGCCAGCTAGCCGGAATGCGTCGGTTATCCCACCTGCGCCGAGCGAGATATTTGTCAACGTGATCTCGTCCAAGCGGAGGCCGCTCGGTAGATTAATCTGTAGCGTCTGGGATTGGACGGCTGGCTCCTCGGCGTCCCTCATTATCTGGCCGATATGGGACGGTGCTTCGTAGCTAGCGCCAGGCATCGGCCACGTAATCTCCTGGTCGCCTTTTGACATTAATAAGAAAAGTGAGGCCAGAAAACCAAGGATCACAGCAGACATCGATATGGCAATAAGCGGGCCGCCTCCCAGATAGATGCCTCCTGGGAGGGGGAGTCGTAGCTTAGATATACCAGGCAGTCGGACGCCCAGCCCTGGTAGAGAAAAAGCCCACTTGTTTTTAGCCATTGTCCTTCATCCTATTTTTGATTTCATCACTCATCAACGCTACTATTGACGACGCTGCGGCTGTCACGGGCAGCGCAAAGATGGAAAAAGCAACCAAAATTATGTCTCGCACTCAAAGGTGTGGAGCGATTTCAGCGGGCTTGCTGGTCGTCTTCCACACAATTAAAACTCCTAATGTTACAAACGCTAAAAACAACGGGCCGACCAACACAATAGTTAGAAATTGTGTCCCCGTTAGCGTGGTTTTGGTACGTGCCTCAAGCTCCACAATCCTGCGTTGGGCCTCTAATAGCTCCTCTTGAGGACTCTGTTCGGATTCAGCCACGGGTCACGTCTGCGGCCTGACCTGCCCAGATAGTGCGACAGCGTGGGCAGGCGATTGTGGCAGAGGCATTGACGTGCTTGCCCACAAGCCGCCCGCACTGTTGACAACGGGCCTCTGCTACAATGCCCCGCGATCCTGCTATCCCCTCCTCAACATCGATCTCAAGCCCCTCTGCGACATCGATCTCAGCCACCTCCTTGGCCCGGTATAGCACCGTGCAGCGGCAGTTGGGATGCTGAGGGATCGTGTCGATTCCCGACGGAAACGGATCGCTCATACTGATCCATCCAACGGCCTCGTTGACCTTGCACACATCTACCACAAGCGCATCACCCTGGGTCACCCAGGACTTCTCGCTGAAGCCCTTTGATTTGGCGGCTTGCTGTTGGCCCTGCCCCAGAGCGGTGGCCGTCTCCGTCCTTGCTACCAGTCGTGCGCGCTTGGGCGAGAAGGCGAAGTCGTTACGTAGAGACTTGGACAGCGTACCGAGAGAGTCACCGCGCTCAATCGTACCGGCTACCAGGGTGTTGACCCGCGCCCGAGTTAGGTTGGCGATATTCATGTCGCCGTCTAGGCGTAGCAGGCGGGCTCCTCTAGTCTCGGCGTAGACGCCCGCCAGACGCTGCGCCTCTCCGGTCATCATCTCCGGATAGGCGATAAGCAGTGATTTCTCAAATGCCTCACTAAGCTCCTCGACCATCTCGTCGCTGTATTTAGCCCACCAATCCCAATCGTAGCTGGAGACATCGCTGAGTTCGATCTTGATCGATGCTGACGTAGTACCTCCCCACCGCTCCGCCACATGGGCGATTACCGCATCCCGCTCTATCCCAAGACGCTTGGCCCACCGCTTCGCCATAGCGGCCTCTGCGCCGCCGTCAGCGGGTGCCTTCAGGGTGTGGAGGTACTTGGCCCCTATGTCGGTAAACGCTTGGCCTCCTACGGCCACGCTTGAGCGACTAGTCCCTGAGTGAGAAAGTGTAAACGGATTCATCCCTGCGGGGCTCTGGAACTCGTCGCCACCGTCTACCTCTCCCTCGCCCAAACGAGCGCGGGCCTCGTTCAGAGTGAGCAGCCCGCTACTGTATCCGCTAGTCGCTTCGGAGAGGGCGAACGCCTTGTCAGTAGGCGTCGGATCGGTGAAGTCCATCATCAAGTCGGGGCCGAACATGGGAGCCAGCCGCGTGTTAACCGAGGCACGAATACGAGCCAGCCTCGGGCGGATTACCCACCGGCTAAACATGACCTCTGCGGCCTCGGCGTTGGCTCGGTTTACCGTTTCGCTAACCCCGAGGAGTGCAGCGGGCATCCCGAACGCACCGGTCACGATCTCCCTCGTTAGCCGACGAAGCTGGCTATACTCCATGTCGCGCTGAGTGATCTTCCGGTCATGCCATTTGGCATTCTCTAGGATCGCCACACGGTGGGCATTGCTGACGCCTCGGTGCTGCATGCCCCACCGCTGCACGAATTTGGCGTACTCGTCGTCACTCAGGGCGGTCTCTAGCTCGATCACACCCCCAGGCTCGGCGCTATTGTTGAAGAAATTACGAGTCCATTGGGCCGCTGCCTTGTCGCTCTCCATGTCGTACATGAGCGCCTGAACCGGCCCCATGCCACGGTAGGGATCGAGAGGGGAGGGCATTCGGATATGGATGATATCGTCAGGCTCTAGCGGTATCTTGTCGCTACCAAGCTGATAGACATACCCTGCGATGTAATCGGTAGCATGAGGGATCGGTTTGACGCGGTCGGGCCTCAAAGGCCACATCTCTACCGGCAGGCCCGAGGGGCCGCGCACCAGTAGCCAGAAGGTCTCACCGGCGAGGTCGATATGC